AAGGCGATCACGCAGGCGAGCCTGATTCTGTTGCACATCATTCATTTCCTTCGAGTGGGTCTGGTCACTGGCCTGGAGCCGTTGCTCCAGGGCCAGGCGCTTATCCTGCTCGGCACGCTGCAGCACGGCCGATGTGCGGGACTGTTCGTTGAGCGTCTCTGCCTGCAGCCGGGCTTGCCGCTCTAGCTGCTGGCCGTAGCGCCAGTTCTGAACCTGCCAGGACGCCACCGCCGAACTACCGGCCACCAGGGCCAGCAGCACGACGAATGCCACCAGGCGGTAAGGTGCCGGGATCAGCTCGAGGAGGCGCATAGCACCGCCCTCGCCCGCGCCCAGATCTGCAAGCGATCCTCCAGGCCGTTCAGCCCGCCATTGATCCTGCGGGTAATGCTGTTGAACTGGTCGACATCGGCCAGCTCGTTGAGCCCCTGCTGCTGCCAGAACCACGCGGCCGACTCAGCGGCCCACTGTGGCTGTTCGAGCAGCTCCGGCTGCTGCAGGAGACGCTCGTCGCCAAACAGCGCGAGGCTGCACTGGCGGTAGTTGGTGCGGCCGGTGATCTGGATCAGCCCGCGACCGCGATAGTGCTGGCCATCACCATCAGCGGCCGGCGTATTGCCCAGGCGGACAGCGAGGGTGCCGGTGTCGTACTTGCTCAGGTACTGGTCGCTGCCCAGCTCGCGCACGTAGAGCAGTTGCGCGGACTCGTGGCCGACCTGGGCCAGGAACGCAGCAGCACGCTTGGGAGTGTTGATCTGCCGGCGGTCCATTGCCGTGTTGAGGGCAGACACAAAAACGCCGGCTTTCTTGCCGGCGCTCGGGAGGATCTGCTGAAGCTGTTGCACGGTGACTGTCATTGCTGTGCTCCTGTATGGATCGACCAATCAGGTCGGTTTCACGTCGACCACCTTCAGTGGCTTGGTTTCCTTCTTTTTCTTGCCCTTGGCTTTCGCCTTGCCCTTCTTGCCGCCGTTGCACTCGACAACAGTCGTCCAGCCCGAGGCGTCGAAGGTCTGCTCAACCTTGTCCACCAGGTACTCGCCATCGAGGCCGACCTTGAAGCCCTGGGCGTTGATCTTGCGTTCAGCGAAGAGGTCCGTGCGCCCGGCCATTTGCAGGCGCACCCCGGCGGTGCTGCGGTTGAACGCGGCCAACTTGGCCTTGGCGGCCTGCTCGGCGGCGGTCTTGTTCGGATAGATGTGCCGATCGGTGTGTACACCAGGCAGGCCGGACGGGGCGTCATCGTTGCCCAGCTCGACCGTCACCAGCTTCCCGTCCTTCTTGTGCTTGGTCTTCACGGCCTTCTGCGAGCTGCGATCGCCAAGGTGGAACTGCCAGCGGCTGACGTCGGACGGGACGATCGTGATCGCCGCAAACGTCTTGCCGCTTGCGCTTTTGCTGGCTTCCCGGGGCATGACCAACAGCTTGCCGTCAGCGACCTTCGCCGTGCAGTCGTACTGCTTGGCCAGGCGGGTGATGAAGTTGAAGTCCGATTCGTTGCGCTGGTCGATCCGCTCGACCTTCGTCTGCACCGGGCAGACCGGTGTCCAGCCGTTGCGCGCGGCCACGTCGCTGACGATCTTCGAGAGGGGTACGTTCTCCCATGATCCGCTACGTGTGGTCTTGCCTGAGCCGCGCATGTCGCTGGCCTTGCCGCGAATGACCACCGTGCTGGGCGGGCCAGACACCTCGATCTCGTCGACCGCGTATTTACCCAGGCGGGCCAGCGCCTGCCCGGCATAACCCATGTAGATCTCAACGCCTGCCCCACGGCGCGGCAACGCCACCGCCGCGTCTCGATCGTCAATGCGCAGCTCGAACTCATCCGAGTCCATGCCGGGCTTGTCGGTGGTCCGCAGCAGCAGAAGCCGGTCATTGATCAAGGCCGTGATGTCTTTGCCGTCAGCGACAACACGAAATGCTGGTTGCATGTGCACTCCAGAAAAGAAAAGCCCCGCTCATGGCGGGGCTCAGTGAATGAACGAGGTCAATCCCACAAGAGGATCGTCTCGGTGGACGGCGCCGGCAGATCCGGCAGCGTGATCAGGACGCCGGCACGGTATGGCTGCACCTCGTCAGCAAGGCCCTGATTCGCTTCGAGCACCGCTTCCATCGAGCCGTTGAGGTGCCCGTAGTAGCGGTAGCAAATGGTATCGAGCAGATCTCCGCTAGACGTTCTGCATATCTTCGCCATACTTCACGAACTCCAGTGAGAAGCCTTGTTTTCGCGGGATTCCGCCGGACAGAAATGCACTCTGCTCTTCGTCGATGCTGATCAAGCACCATGTGCCGAGCACCTCGCCATAGCCTGTGACAAGGTTCACCGGCTGCAGCGAGCGAATGATCGAGCGGAGCGTGTCCAGTTGCTTCAGCCCACCCTTGAAGCCCGGGTAGATCGCCCCCTTGAGGCTCAATTTGTCCTCACCGTGACCCACGGCCTGCTGTGCGATGTCGCGGGTCAGGCGCTCCTGCGCTGCCCAACGGGCCGATGTCTGCCGGCGCAGCTCGTCGAAGGCTGCCGTATCCAGGTTGAAGTAGTACGGCTGCAGCTTGTGGTCCAGCGGCTGCAGGATCAGAAGGTGTGGAAACGGCTTGATCGCTTCCGCTGCCGGCGCGCCACCCGCTGTAATTGCGCTGGTCGGGAGAATGCCGGCGAGCGATGGACTGATCTGGCCAGCAATGCGGTTGATCGCCGCACCGGCCTTACCTGCCTGCTCACTCAACGAATCAAGACGCTCCTGCACAGCTGCAGCACCGCTGACGACCTGGCTATACGTCGATGCGACCCGACCCACAGTGGACTGCGCTGCAGTGATTGCCCGCATCGTCCGCTGCAGCTTCTCACCGACTGCAGGACCAACCACCGGCAGCCCTTCCAGCTCGGCCGCCGCACCCGACATATCGCTAACGGCGCCCGTCAACGGGACCAGCATACCGTCGAGGCTGGTACGGCCAGCCTCACCCGCAGCAACCAACCCCGAGAGCGTCGATTGCATTGACTCCATGTAGGCCATACACCCTCCTTAAACGTGGGGTTCATCGAACAACTGGCCGGCCGACTGCCGAGATATCGACTCCCGCGACCACTGCTCCCAACTACTCCTGAGCCGCGATTCAAGGGAGCGGAATAGCTGATCCGGATCCTTGGCATCGCCCTGAATCGTGATAGGCATGTTCGGCGAATACGAGAACTGCTGGTCGACCCGGGGCGGCTCGCTGGGTTTGGCCTGCTCCAGCGCCTGGGCCACAACCGGTGCCGTCGGTGCGGGGGCAGTCGCCGCGATCGAGCGAGCGATATCACCAGGTGCTGACACCTTGGTTTTGTCAGCATCGGCGACATGCTCGTCATCACCGAACCATTTCTTACCAAGCCAGCTACCCAGGCCCTCACCGCCCATGCCACCCAGCGCCGCCCCGATCGCACCGCCGATCGCAGTACCGATGATTGGCACGACAGAGCCGATTGCAGCACCTGCAGCGCCACCGGCCAGGGCACCGGCCAAGCCGCCTGCAGCACCGCCGTAGCCCTCGGCTTTTTCGTCCTGGGTCTTAGCGTTGAGCGCCGTATCGAGTACGGACATACCGGCGTCAACGATCTTGCCGCCGGGCAGCTTCGCCGCGACCTTCGATGCCTTGCTCAAGGCACCGACGACTCGCCCCATCCGGCCAGCCTCTGCAGCGACCGGGGCGATCGTTGCAGTGCCTGCTACCGCAGTACCAACACTGCGACCGCCTCGCCGCCGCCGACCGCGACGGCGGCGCCCACCAGGCTCACCTACACCGCCCGCGGAGCCGATACCGCCGATCTCCCGGGCGTTCACGACGAACACCCGCTGCGGCTCACCGAGCGCGGCGCCGACGTCGTTCGCGGCAGTGCCCCCGAGGACCTTGCCCAGGGCACCGATGCCGGCGTCGACCACCTTGTTGCCGGTCTGCGGCAAATCATCGTCACCAGTTGCAGCACCACGTCCACGCCGGCCGCGAACCACATTCAGCATGCCGCGCCCGATCTTCGCAGTACTGTACAGGGTGACTAGCCCACCGACCGCCGCCGTGATGCCGGCAATCCCCATCACGACCTTCGGCGAGCTGTCCGAAAGATCCGTCAGCTTCTTGGCCACGAACGTGATGCCTTCCGCGACCTTGTCGGTAACCGGCCGAATGGCATCACCGACGCTACGCATGCCGTCATTGACCGACTGCATCGTCTCGGCCCACAACTGCGAGGACGTCTCCCGGCGTTCCGCCAGGTTCTTATCCAGAATCCCAGTGGCGTTGGCCGAATCATTCTTGAGCTGTGTGTAGAGGTCCTTGTTTTGCGAGTAGGCCGTGAGCGCGGCCTTCACTTGCATATCCGCGAACAGATCGCCGGTACGCAGGGTCTTCTCCAGGGCATCCAAAGCCGCTTTCGCCTTCTCCGGATCCGCTTCCTTGCTGATCGCCGCCTTCGCGTCCTTGATTTTTTTGGCCTTGGCCGGGTCCGTGGCCTCGACATACTTCATTGCCAGGGCCATCGACGACTCAATCGTCGACATCCCCTTCTGGATCCCCGTGTTCAGCGAGGCCTGATAAACGTCCAGCTCGTCGCCGTCGTAGGCCATCACCCCGACAACGCAGGTGACGGGGCTCTGCAGGCTGATGTTGAGCGCGGACATGTGCCGACTGACCGGTTTGGCGTCGTCGATCAACGCCGTCAGCTCGGTGTACATGTCTTCCGTGATACCGGTGTCGAGCACACCGACCTCGAGGGCGAACGTCGCGGGCTCCCCCATCGGTGACGTCTGCCACCACTCGGTGACCTTGAGCAGAAAGCCCAGCGGCTCGACAACACGACGGATCGCGCCGATCGTGCCCTTGCGCGAGTGCACAAAGAACGCCGATCGGCACACCGCCCGCTTGGTTGCCTCCGGCCAGTCGTTGTCCCAGCGATCGACAGACCAGGCCCAAGCGAGCTGGTACAGCAGATGTGCCGGGCAGGTATCAGGGTTGTACAGGGTGCGCAGGGGCACCTCGACGACCTCGTCAGCAGCGATCTCGATGGCACGCTCCAGTTGAGTGCTGTTGTTCGGGAGGAGGCTGTCCATCAACTCTCCCCCATCACAACGTTGAAGCCCGTGCAGTACGCCGCCTGCGACCGGCTCGGCGTGATATCAACCCAATTGGCCAGCTCGACCTTACGCACACCACTGATGTGCAACTGCGCATCCACCGCCGAACGCGACACCTCGACACCCAGCCGGCGCCTGGGGTTGATCCACGCCGCGAGGCGCCGCTGGCACTCGGCCAGAATGGCCTCGTTCTCGGATCCGGTACCGGCCATGTGCACCACGGCATCGATGCGATACCGCAGGATCTCGGCGGATTGCACCAACACCCGGTCACCCAGCGGCCGGACATCCTCGTCGCTCAATGCCTCATGCACCGTATCCAGCACATCCTGGCCGGCAATCCCCTCGCCGGCCAGGGCCAGCACCGTGACCACCACCACAGCTGGCGACGGGCTTTGCGCCTCAGCGTCGGCCACCTGGCCCGAGGCATTCCGAGCATGCATGATGTAGCTGCTACGTGGTCCTGCCGTGGTCAGCCCCTCGTAAACAAGCTGGATCCGTTCGCGCAGTGCATCGTCCTCTTCCAGGACCTGCTCCACGGGGGGCACCGCTGCCAGATCCTCGGCCTGGACAACCAGGCGCTGCAGGCGGACATTGGCGGCCAACTGGTCGAGGTCGCCACGCTTGGCATGGGCCAACAACAACGACCTTGCAGCATCGTTGACACGAGCCCGATTGCCGACCTTACGATAGGCACCGACCTCCAGCAGCTTAAGGACCGGATCGCTCTCCAGTTGTGCGGTCCAGTTCTCCCCCATGTACAAACGGAAGGTGGCGAGGTCGGCCTGATACACCTCCTCGAAGTCCAGGCTCTCAAGCACCTGCGGTGCAGGAAGCGTCGACAAATCAACAATACTCACGCGGTCACCTCCATCAGCAGACTATCGCCCAGGTACTGACCGGACAGCTCCAGCGAGATCCGGCCACCCAACACAGCAAGAACCCTCACCCGCTCCAGCTTGAAACGAGGCTCCCACCGCGCCAGTGCACGGGCGATCTCGGCCTGTACGGCGCTCTTCCACCCCTCGTTGACTGGCAGATCGTCAAACATTGCGAACCCTCCCTAAAAGCTTGTGCAATTCAAAGTTGAGTTCCTGCGTCATCACCGCCAGCAGACGCTGGTGGGCTCGGTTCGTCCATGACTCGAAGTGCGGCCGAACCTCGGCTAACGAGATCTTGGCCTTGGCCAGGGGATATCGACTGCCGTTCTCGGCGATCCAGCCCGAACTAGGCCCTCCCGAGGCCGACAACCGCGACCACGTCGAGGTCTGGCGCTTCGATGATGGCGGCAGCCTGGTCTACGACTGGCAGGCCAACAGCTACACCATCGAGTTGCCGGCCGGCACAGTCACCGTCAAGGTCGGTGGCTCGCAGCTTCAGGTCACGCCTGCCCAGATCAGCGTGCAGTCCAGTCAGATCAATCTGGTGGGCGCTGTCACGATCGACGGCACGCTCAACACCACCGGCAACATCACTAGCGCTGGCTCGATCATGGACACGACCGGCAACAGCCCTAACCACAAGCACTAACCCTTTCCTATCAACCAGCCCGCCGCGTGCGGGCTTTTTCGTTCTGGAGCATCTCATGAGCAAATCGAGCCCCGTTGTTCCGCCCGACTCGGCAGAGGGCCAGGCAGTGGCCCCTGACACTGTCAGCGCGGCAAGCGCTGTCGGCACTGCGCGTGTCTTCCGCGACAAGGTCTACACCTCGCGGACCCTCGTCATGTCCGACGGCAGCACTATCCCCGTCGCCGGTAGCCGTGTCAGCGCGGCCGACGACGATCAATACGCCTTCCTGAAGGCCCACCCCGAGTTCGAGCCCCTGCAGGAGTAATCGCGATGATCGGAATGGATCGCCGTACCGGCTTGCCCCTTTCCGATCGTGAACACCTGGTCCAGTCGATCGAGGACATCGTGACGACGCCGATCGGCAGCCGGCGGCAGCGCCCGGAGTACGGCTGCGACCTTCGCCGCTTTGTCGATCCAATCCCGCTTGGTCGGGTTTACGGGGCGATAGAGGAGGGCATCCGGGCTGCCATTCCCGGTTTGGATTATGTAGGTACGATGCCCGGTCTCCTTGAGACGATCGCCGTACCTGCGGTGGTGCTGGAGCTGTCTGGTTTCGATCCTGCAGATCACGATCCTGGTACGGGAGAGCTGGCAATTGATGCGCGCTTCGAGGCGCGGGTCATTGTAGGAGTCGAGAACGATGACCATCTGCATGTCGCCGCGTTTGTGGCTGCTCAGTTGGCAGTTCTGTTGCGGATTCAGACCTGGGGTATTGAGGTTGAGCCTGCCCAGTTCGTTCGTGCTGAACGTGACTGGAGTCGCCCTGAGCTGGATAACATGGCGGTGTGGGTCGTCGAATGGACGCAGATCATCTACCTCGGTCAGGAGGAATGGCCTTGGCCGATCGAGCCGGGCGGTAAGCCGATGGTGCCCGGCGATGACGGTGACCCGATCGAACTGGAGGATCCTGTATGAACTACGCCTCTGCGCAGCACGACCGGATGATCGCTGACCTGGTGCTGCCTTGCTTTGTTGTTGCAATTGATCTGGACGCGGGCAAGGTGCGGGTTTCCGATGGCGACGGCTGGGCCAGCGCCTGGGTGAAATGGCATTCGCAGGCGGCGGGCAAGGCCCGGCACTGGCGGGCGCCAAGCCTGAATGAGGAGGGCATCTTGTTCAGCCCGAGCGGGGATCCGGCCCAAGGGACCTTTGTGCCGGGCCTGTACGGCAAGGTGGGCCCGCAGGCCTGCAACGTAATCAGCCCCTCTCGGGATGTCTGTCTGTAGTAGCTGCCGATACTCATCGCACCTCCCGCAGAATGAAGTTGACCCAGCCAGTACCATCGGGCTCACGCTTGGCGATGACATACCGACCACCACCGTCTTCGGGATCCAGCGCGCAAACCAGATGTTGGCCTTCCTTGATGCCATTGGCGTCACCAAGTCGATGGTGTCATCCACCCCCTCACCGACCACACGGACGCGGCCGGTGGTCAGAGCCTGGGCGCACATCCACTCCTCGCTACGGGTGATCTCTTCGTCGAGATCCACCAGGTCGCGACCGAGCATCTCACCTGCACGCTCGGCAGGAGTACGTGCTGAGAACGGGTTATCACCCGGCGCACGCTTCAAAATCTGCTCAGCTCGGGTAGGCCGCTTGGGCTGGATATAAGGAGGCTTGTAGGTCGCGCTCTCCATGCCCTTGCGCAGCGAAACGCTACCGGGAAGGCTCGGGTGAACGAATGGCGCCATCTTGCGCTGTCCCTTGATGATGTCGATGGTCACCGCCTCGGTGCCAAAGGTTTCCGGGTTCGCCGCGTTGAAAAAGGTGTTCATGAGGAAGCGGCGCGGCAGCGTCATTTGCTCGACGGCTTCCAGCATGGTCAGGGTGTCGAAAATGTCAGTCATGGTGTCTCCGATCAACGAATGAAGAGGCTGAGAGGCCGCAGGGCGACCTTCACGGTGGCAAGGGAAAGCCCATCGCCGAGGACCAGTTGGCTACCCAGCACCTGGCCAGTCAGGAGCACCGGAGCGCTTCGGACCCCATCGGTGGTGTCGACGTCCTGGTCGAGAATGACGGACGGCGCCTGCGAACCGTCCTGAGCAGCGGCCTTGCACAGCAGGTACTCCTTCGAGGCCGTAACCTGACCGAGTACCGAGCCGCGCTTGAGCTTCTGGCCGGCGGCGATGACGACGGCCTCCATCACGACAGGGAAATCACCTGCCGAGAGCTGGCTCGGGATATAAGACTTGCGTTCGGGATTGCTCATGGGATCTCCTCAACGACGCTTGCTGGTAGCGCCAGCGACAATGGAGCTGACAGCGGCCTTGCGTTCGCCCGCTTTGCCGTCAGCGTTCGGGGTGGTTCCGGCAACGCCCTGGGCGTCGCTCTTGATCGCGCTCAACGAAATGCCTCGATCCTGGGCAGCCTTGAACAGCACCAGGGCGGTGGCTTCGACCGAGCTGCCGTCGTCGATCGCCGCCTCGATCTCTTTCTCGAAGCCCTTGCTGGCCAGCGCGTTGATGCCCTTGATGCGGGTGCGCTCATCGGGAAAGGTGTTCAGCAGCTCGATCTTGGCTGCGGTGATCACCGCCTCGAAGCGCTCGACCATCTCTGCCTCAACCACCACCTCACCGAGATCCTTGGCCAGCGCCAGCTCTTCGCGGTCGCCGCGCAGCCTGTCTAGCCGGTCCCGGGTGGACTCCTTTTTGCCGTTCAGGGCCGCCTGCCGCATCAGCCACTCGATCACCGCCTGGGTGTCGTACTGGTTTTCGTTGCCGCGCCCCAGGCCGAACTCGTTCACCGGCATTCCATCCTTTTGCCACCGGCTCAATGTGCGCTCGTCCCGGCCGATGATCTCGCCCAGTTCGAGCTTGCTGACTGTCTTGCCCATCGCTAAGTCCTTGAAAAGACGGACATCCCTGTACATTTCTCAGCTACAGGGAAACCGCGAGTCTGCGCACCCGTGTAGGGGGCGGGTAGGAAGGAGGACCCAAAAAATCTGGCCCCCACCCCCACCCGCCGGCCGGGTCACTGACCCGCCTCGCCATTGGCCGGGGGCTGCTGGGCCAGACCCAGCCGCTTTGCCGCCCAGCGTTCGTACAACCCGATCGCCACATCGGCGCCGGCCATCGCGGTAATGCACCCGATGCTGCCCGCCGCCAGGATCGAAACCCCGGCGGCGTTCAACAGCATCATGGTCGACAACCCGCAGACAACACAGGCACCGGAGCGAAGCGCGAGGCGCCGCACCAGCGGCCAGCCGCGCATGCCGTCCTTGTCTGCCCGCCACGCCTCTCCCGAAACCCCACCGACCAGGGACAGCACAATCACCATCCAGATCGGCATCTCAATCAACGCTTGCTGCTCGCTCGTCATTCTCCCGCCCCTTAAACGCAAAAACCCGGCGCAATGGCCGGGTTTGGTGTGGAGTGCCTGCCGCATCATGCGGTCGCACCTATCGAAGATGACTACTTTTTACAGGTCGATTCCGGTGGCAGCAACCCCGTTTTAATGCCACCCGGTGAATGTCTGGTGAACGTCCCGGCAATGTCGGTGAATATCTCTATTCCGGCTTCCAGCGCCTGCGGCGCTGTCCATGCTGCCTAACCTGTTCCTGTCGAGGTAGGACAGCTACAGGCGCCTAAATTCGGGGCTATGCCCCACTGTCCTACCTTATTTATTCTTTTCTCGCGTAAAGAGGAAAACTTTAAAGCACGCGTGCGCGCGACTGCGCGTATGCATCTGCGCTGCGCTCATGTGTGCGTTGCAAGCTGAGAGGTTGGACGGTAGGACAGACCAGAAACAGCGCGGCCCGCGCCGGTCCTACTGCGTTAAATTGCAGCAGGACAGGTCGGGCCAGTAGGACAGCGACTGCCGGAGCGAGGGCGAGGATCAAGCAGCCACCTGCCCGTGCAGTTTCATCCAGATGAGCAGGTGCGCCTCATGTAGGCGCTCGTAGTAGGTGTCGCGGCCGCATCCACAGTGGGCGTAGCGAAGCCGCATGTCCGCCTCGAAGTTGCAGTAGTGCTCGTACACCACTGTCACCAGGTGCTGGGGCAAGTGCTTGGTCACGATCAGTTCAACATCAAGCGAGCCCTCCAGCGGGGCACGGAAAGCCCGGCGCCCTCGGATCAGTTGCCCATTGCTCTCCATCATCATCGCGACCATGTTGCCGCCGGCCAGCCCGCCCTTGGAGAACTCGCTGTGCAGCTCCTGCGCCCATGCCCGCAGCAGCGCGTCGATCTCCCTAATCAAAGCAAGGCTCCTCGAATCGCTCGACCACCAACTGCGAGTTACGCCCCCAGTCGGCCGGCTTCTTGTATGCCCACGGGCGAACGCCGCTCTTAGGTAGTGCTGCCTGACGAACCTTGCGCCATCCGAAACGGTGCATGATCGCCCCCACCCGCATCTGTTCGGGCTTGCCCCAATGGCCGAAGTCCAGCTTGAGGGCGCCCTGCAGGATCTCACTGCCGGTAGTGGTCTCACCGACCTGCGATTCCTCAAGCCATTTCAGGATCGGCCCCTCCCATTCATCGACCACGAACCGCTCTTCCTGGGCCTCGGCGAACAGCGGAGACTCATCACGGTTGACCCACCAGACGTCGCCGGCCATATAGCAAAACATCGCCTCGGCCCATAACTGGTCACGAACCTCCCGCAACTGATCCAGATCGACCTTGGTACAGGCCACGGGCCAATAGCGCCGGTTGCCGGTAGCGTCCTTGAGGTACTCGTCTTGGTTCGTGGTGCCGACGAAAACACACTGGCGTGGCACGTCCATCGTTCTGCGGCCATAGCTCTCGCGGTAGGTGTCGGTCGAGGCCGAGAAGAACTGCTTGGCCTTGGTCGATTCGGCCTTGTTGAAGCTATCCAGCTCCCCCAGCTCGACGATCCACTTGCCCCGGATCGCCTGGAAGCCGTCCTTGTCGCCCAAGGCAAAGGGGGTATCCATGAACCACTCGCCGCCAAGCACCGACATCGCTGTCGACTTACCCGCACCCTGCGCGCCTTCGAGGATCATCACCGAGTCGGCCTTGCAGCCTGGCTTCATGACCCGCCCCACTGCCGAGATCATCCAGCGTTTGCCGACCTTGGAGCTGTAGTCCGTCGGTGCTACGCCCATGATGTCGGTCAACCAGGTGCCCAGGCGCTTCACCCGGTCCCACTCCAGCTTATTGAGGTAGTCACGTACAGGGTGAAACTTGTGGTCGTGGGCAACAACGCTGACCGCCTCGATCACGCTGCTCGCTTTCACCCGAAGGTTGTATTGCTGCGCGAGCCACTTCATCACAAGCATATCGTCGATGTCGGCCCAGTCGCCGGTACTGCCGCCATAGGGCGCTGCCCGCAGCTTCACTATCTTCGAACTGAACGAGCTGAAGCCGATCACACCGGCCCAGCGCTCGTCGTTGCCAAGGATCAGCTCGACGTTCTGCATATGGGGGATAAGCATGCCATTCTCGGTCCGAGCAAGCTGATCTTTCCAGCCACCAGCTGCAGGTGGACGAACGACCGCGAGCACCTGGCGGCGGACAGCATCCAGCCCTTCGGCACAGTGCAGGTCGTTGAAGTCGGTCCACTTGTACTCCCGATCACCGGAGAACACCGGAGGTACCACCTGGCCGCCGACAACCGTAGCGGCGTTGGTAGCCTTCTCCTCGCCGGGGTTCCAGGGCTCGCCGTTAGGACGTTTGGTCTTCCAGTCGTCATCGCGACAAATAATGATCGGCCGGCCTGGGAAGCGCTCCCGCATGGCCTTGCTCACCACCATCAGGTTGCCCGCATCAAAAGCAATGGCGACCGCCAACGAGGTCGCCATATGCAGGCTTGCGCCGGTCGCATACCCCACGAAAAGCTGCGCGAGGCAGCCACACCCAAAGCCTCGCTGATAGCTCTGGATCGCCCGCCCGCGCAGCCTGCCAAGGGGTATAAGCACCCTACATCAACAGCGGGAAGCCGGGCTGGAGGCCCACGCTACTGGCCTGCCGACCTGACCAATGTACGCCCCGAGGAATGGGCACAGATGTCACCCAAGCACGTCGCCGAGTTCGCCGGCACGACCGAGGTCTGGTTGTTGCTGGAGGCTGCACAGAAGCACATTGCTGAACTAACACAGAAGAGTGCTCAGAAGCCAAACGACTCCCAGCTCATCGAGTGGCTTGATCGTCGTGGAGACCTGATCCCTGAGCTTGAGACCAGCGTAATCCGGTTCCCCCACGAAGATTCACACCTGCAGGGATACTCACATATCCGCGAGGCTCTGCGCGAGGCATTCAAGCTGGACCATGGTGAAGAGAAAGCTGCCACCTACACAGACGACATGGTCAAGACCAACTTAAAACCCGACGAGCAACACCAAGGTTTTTTCCTTTCCCATTTACATGAACCCGTTCGCTTCATCTCTACCCCACAGGAGATGGAGGAGCACCACCTGGGCGAGTGGGTTACCTACGGAGCGTTCGATCACGTTTGGGACAAGCTGACTGGGCAGCTCGCAGATACATCTGCTATTTCTACTCAGCAAAAGGCCCAGATGGAAAACAGGTGGAAATCCCCCTGGGCACTGATCTGGACATCGCGAAAATCGAATGGGCGAAGCTAGACCGCAAAGCGGTCCCGAAAGTCATGAAACTGCTTGGGTCGATATTCGATCGCTACGACAGGGATATCATCCCAACCAAAAAGGCCAGCACCCAGCGCGAAAATCGACTGTCATTGAAGCAACTACGGGCCGCTTTTGCTGATGCCCCGCCAGAGGCGATTACTCCGCACGTCTGTGCACAGTACCGGGATGCGCGCACCGCGAAAGTCAGGGCCAACCGAGAACTGGCCTTGCTCTCACACATCTACAACATCGGCCGGGAGTGGGGAGTGATTACCTGCGACAACCCAGTTACAGGCGTTCGCAAGAACAAGGAAACGCCCAGGGAATTTTATGCGACAGACGAAATTTGGTCGGCTGTTTATAAAAAGGGAGCTTCCGAGTTGCGCGACGCAATGGACCTAGCCTACCTGAGTGCGCAGCGCCCTGCTGATGTCCTGTCGATGCGCGAAACGGACGCCACATCCGAATATCTGCAGGTCAGCCAAGGGAAAACCACCAAGAAGCTGCGGATCAAGCTGACCAACGCCAATGGACGGAATGAGCTTGGCGCTTTAGTTGAGCGCCTGCGCCTGCAACGCAAGGAACGCCGTGCAAGAAATCCATATCTGATCGTGACTGAAGACGGCCGCAACGTCACAAAAGCCATGTTACGCCTGCGATTTGATGAGGCACGCCGGCAGGCAGCTGCGGCTGCCCTAGAAGCGCTCGACCACAATCTGGCCGCCGACATCAAGTCATTCCAGTTTCGTGATATTCGACCCAAAGCGGCAAGCGAGATCGAGGACCTGGCCGTGGCCAGCAAGCTTCTCGGGCACTCAGATAAGCGCATTACAGAGACTGTTTACAGGCGCGTTGGGGAGATTGTTTCACCGACAAAATAGGACTCAAAAACCCGACAGTTTCGGAACGCCTGCAAAAGTTTCGGAACGTTTCCTTGATTTCGACCGTCAGAGCGAGCGACAACCAGAAACGAAAAAGCCCCGAAAATTCGGG